TTATTCAGCTAAAGCTTCGCAGTTCACATAAGAGTAATACCCTTGGCCATTGATGACGTGTTCAACTTCATTGACATACCAACGACCATTGATTTCATCAGCAACATCTTCGATTTCAACCACGCCACCAGCAACAATGTCTGGTTTGCCAAAGGTATGCAGCTGAACTGACTTATGACTGCGTTTAAATTGCGCAAGCTTGCTTTGCGCCGCTACTTGCGCGCTTGCTTCATCTGCAAAAACATAAGGCAAGATATGGCTTGGGGAGGCGGATCCCGCATTCACCACTTTTAACTCGGCGATATCAAAGTCATAAAACTTTGCTTTGACTTCACCAACAGACTTATAGTGTTGCGCATTGAGCACCCAACTGGTCAACCACTTTGGTCCTAATACCACTTCAGGTAAAGGCTGCCCAGACAATGAACGTCCAGTTCCTTTATTCATGAAAATCAGTTTGTCGTTAACAATTTTCATGAATGCATCGTATTGCTCAGCCAGTTTTGATAGTAACTGCATGTCACTTTCGCTTTGTTCAATCTGCGGTAACTGGATCTGTTGGTAACTATCTGCAATACAAGGTGATAAACCATACTGACCAGCAATTTCTGAAATCACATCAGTTAGCATCAATGGGGCATCATCTGAATTTGGCCAAGATTTAAACTTTAATGTTTTTAGTTCTTGGTCCCAAAGCACTTTGTTGCCATGCAGCTCAAGTGCCCTAACCGGACCAATTAATTGATATTCACCGACACTGTATTTACCCATTTCGACAATTGGTGCGCTGTTATCGTCAGTGCCCTGCTTGTAACCCATGCCTATTTCAAGATCTTCAGCACCTTGTGGTGCCGTGATTGGCAGGTTTCCTAGGTTGTCAAACTTTACATAACACGTATCACTTAACAGCCCAGTACGCAGAGTGACTCGTACTTCAGCGATTCGATCACGAAGTTGAGCTGCGACCTCCTTGCCATTTGCTTTAACCGAGTAGTGCGCTTGTAATTCCATGACTATTTACTCCCAAATATTGATCTCTTTGCGCACCTTAGGTTTTGGTAAATCAGGTAGAAAAATCTCAATGTTTTCTGGATATATGGGGCCTAGCTCAGCGAGTCCGTAGTTTGACTCTAAAACACGCTCAACCATGCCCGAACTGCGACCATAATGGCGGAAACAGATTAAATCTAAGCAGTCTCCATCTCGCGTGACGTACGTTACACCACTCATTATTTGGCTCCTTCGTTTCCGTCATAACGGGAAAGCTTCATCGTAAATTGAATTTCTCTAGGAATACCGTCGTTTAAAAATAGGGTGCGGGTTTCATTAATATCGGTGATGACCCACTTGTCTAATACACGCCCCACACTTGGACTAGATTTACCACTTTCCTCTACATATGTAAGTGTTAATGGCTCACCTTTTGCAGCTTCAGCACGCATCTTATCTAATTGCTTTAAGCCATCTTTAACCAACTGTGGAAAGATAGTCCCTTCGATTTCAAGCTCCTGCTTCCCCACCCCAACAAATTGCTGTACAGGTGTCGCTTGATCTGTTTGCGTATCGAGCGTTTTCCAGCGGTACTGTGTATTAAACTGGATTTTTTGATATGCAGCCGTACTTACAGAAAACTTGTATTTACCTAGCTGCATCATGTAATTGGCATGATTTATCTTTGCCATTGAAAGCCCTCTTTAAAAAGCTTAAGGGAAAACCCCTTAAGCTACATCGTTGTAATACCGCGCACGATAATCTCGCACAGCTTGCTGTTGCTGCTGCTCCAGTATTTGTTTAACCTGGATAGCAATGTCCTGTGCTTTCTCATCGCCGTTCGCATTTACCGTAATATTGGCATTAACGGTTACACTTCCAGCAAATTCCTTAGATTGCACATCACTGGTGACTTGAGATTGCACACTGCTTTGTTGCGCTAAAGACTCAGGCTTACTCACAGGCAAAGCTTTTGCAGCTCCCTGCTGAGTCGGCTTTTCGGCTTCATCGTCGCCAAATAAGCTCGCGAAGAAATTACCGCCGACTTGTGACATCGCCGCATTTGTTAAATAACCAGCAATAGGACCCAAAAACTTCCCATACTTCGGAATTTTTCCAACTAAGTGCTCTACGCCTTCTGCGCTTAGCGCACCTGTTAAAGTGCCACCGATGGTACGTGCTTTTTCTTGGGCTGATAGGTCATCATTGGCTGCCGCTTGATAAATGGTATGGCCATTCAAAGCATGACCCAGCAATTGCGTTTGTTTAGACAATTGCGCTGATTTACCCGCGGGTTTGCCAGATGCGGCATCGACTGCGGCCATCGTGCCAAGCACCATGTTTGCTTCATTGATGACATTGTCTTTGACAAACTGCAGTGGTGATCCTGGTTGGGTATTTGCGGCCGTCTCTTGAGCAAATTGCGTTTGGGCTTGTCCATCAGCCAAAACCGCGACACTCGAAGTATTAGATTCACCCGCAGCTGACTGATTGCCCTCTTTTGATTCATCATCAAAAAACCAACCGCCAAGCGTATCGCCTAACCAACTGCCAGCGGACTCTCCACCGAATGCACCAATCGCACCGCCGACGATCCCGCCAAGCGCAGTGCCTATTACTGGCACTACAGAGCCTATGGCTGCACCTGCAGCAGCGCCTGCTAACGCACCACCCATACCACCAACAGCACCGCCGACACGGCTGGACTTTTCTTGTTTGCTTAAGGAGTCATCACTCAATGCGGAGTAGGCATCCATAGCGCCCATTGCAACAGTCAAAGGAGCGTTTAACTTACCTAAATACTTTGCAGGCCCTTTGGCCAAGCTTGACAACACGCCACCTTTTTTACCGGCAAATTTACCCAGTTTTGAAAACACTGAATCATTCGCCGCCTTAGGCGCTTTATATGATCTAGCTGCTTTCGCTTTAGGTTGCGCTGTAGACTTACCACCTTTACTTTTGGCTGTTTGCTCTCCTGCTGATTTAGCTTTTCCGCCATCGAGCACTTTAAATGCTGGCTTCGCAGGCTTTTTACGCTTTGGTTTGCCTGATTTCGATGATTGATTTAATTTAGCAGCCTTTCGCTGGCCGGCATCATCACTGTCATTTTGTGATCGCTTCGCACCTTGCTTCGACTTATTACGCTTATTGGATTTTTTACGGCCCTTTTTAGATTTTTTCTTAGACTTTTCTTCTTGTTCATCACCACCGTCAAACAGTGATTCTAAACCTAAGTCACCTAAGCCAAACTCAGCCAATAAATCAGGCACCGCTCCCGTTAATGAAGACAGGTCTCCATTTAAGATTCCTTTAAAATCGAGCTTCTCAATCAATGCAGAGTGCTTCGAGAAAAGGCTTGCAGCGTCTTGCAAACCGAATGCATTGAGCAATTCAGGGGCTTGCTGCATCAAGGAGCTGAGATCTCCTTCTAAAATGGCTTTGGTATCTAGCTTTTGCAGAGCCGGTAACGCTGCATCAAGGGTTGCGCCAACTTCATCTAACCCGGCTGCTTTAAGCAGGCCAGGGGCTGCTGACATCAGGCTCGATACATCACCACTGGCAATGCCTTTCAAATCTAGCTGCTGCAAAGCGGGTAATGCTGCTCCTAGCGTTTCAGAAGCTTCATCCAATCCCGCCGCTTTGAGTAAACCTGGTGCAGCTGCCATTAAGCTAGACACGTCACCACTGGCGATGCCTTTCAGATCCAGCTGCTGTAGTGCCGGCAAGGCAGCTCCGAGTGTTTCAGATGCTTCATCCAAGCCTACTGAAGCCAGTAAATCTGGCGCGGCTGTCATTAAACTAGACACGTCTCCACTGGCAATACCTTTCAAGTCCAGCTGCTGGAGCGCAGGTAAAGCAGCTCCAAGTGTCTCGGACGCTTCATCCAAGCCTACTGAAGCCAGTAAATCTGGCGCGGCTGTCATTAAACTAGACACATCTCCACTGGCAATGCCTTTTAAATCGAGCTGCTTCAATGCCGGTAAAGCAGCATTCAACGTCGTTGATACTTGCTCAAACCCAGCTGATTTAAGTAGCTCAGGTGCAATGTCAACGACTTGACTTAAGTCACCATCAATCACTCCAGCAAGGTCAAGCTGCGAAAGCGCGGGGATATGCTGTGCTAAAGTTTCCGTAACGGCAGAGAGATCAACCGCTTTAAGTAGCTCAGGTGCTGCCTCTTGTAGACTGCTCAAATCTCCTGCCATTACCGCAGAAATATCGACTTGCTGAAGTGTAGGCAGTGCATTTTCAAGTGTTTGCGCAGCACTAGACATATCGAGCGCGTTGAGCACTTCAGGTGCTGCATCTACTAAGCTTGATAAGTCACCGCTAAAAATTTCTTTAACATTGAGTGCCTCAACTACTGGGAGTGCACCTTCTAGCGTTTTTGCCGCATCAGACAAATCAAATGCATTCAAAATTTTCGGTGCTGCACTGACTAAACTCGTCAAATCCCCTTCTAGCACATCTTTCACATTAACGGAGGAGATAGCAGGAAGAGTTTGTTCAACTATCGCACTCGCGTCGTGCATACCCAATGAGTCGAGTACTTTTGGCGCACTTTGAACAAACGTGTTTAAATCTTGACTAAATGCCGCAGTATTGCTGCTCTGTGATAAGCTTTTAGTCGCACTATCGAGGTATTCATTAAACTGTGACATACCCAGCGCATCGACCAATACAGGCGCGGCTTGTTGAATACTGTCTAACTGCAAAGCCAGTGTGCTCTGCGCATTTGAGCCCGATACCTCGGCTGTGGCAGTCGCCAAAGATTCACTCAAAGCATTGAGTGGCAAATTGTCGAATAATTTAGGGATAGCAACTTGTAACTCCGCTAAGTCGCTACTCGCTGCTGTTTGCAACTGTTGAAAATCCAAGGCGGAAACTTGCTGAGCCAACGCTTTAATAGCGCCACTTAGGCCAGTACCGTCACCAATTTTGGCATCTACTTGTGCTTTTAAAGTTTCTGATTCTTGCTCAGTTTGCGCCGCAGCTAGTATCTGCGCGCTCTGTGTCACGGCATGATTAGACTTCGCCTGTGCAGTCGCAAACTGCGTCAAATGCGTTGAAATTACCTGGCTGGTATTGCCAAGCAACTGGTTTACATTAACATTCGCCAATTGCGAAATTACAGCCTGTAATGCGTTAGTATCTAAAGGCTTTTGCGCTTTGACTAAATTAGCCAGCATACTGCCTAATTGAACATTCGGATCAACCTGATCCTGCTTAGGAAGGCGGTACTTTACTTTGTTCTTTGAACGGTCTTTAACAGACGATTCGTGATGTTTCATAATAATACCTAGGAAGAGAAATAAGCGGGAATTTATTGATTGCGCACTACCACAGGTGGCAGCACGCCAAGGTTGATAGCTCAAGACCCTAAAACTGCGCTTAAGTCCTTGAGCTATCAAACTTGCGCTGGTGAAAAAAGGCGGGTTACCCCGCCTCAGTTGCTTCTTTATAATCAATCGCTGCCTCGAACCACTCGATGAGTTCATCTTCGGTCAGCGCATTGAGTTCTTGCAAGCCCCACCCTGTGTACTTAGCCAGGGCAATCACCATTGCTTTTAGACGCTTGGGCGGGATACGAGAAAAGCCTGGAGCGCCTCACGCAACTTTACGAAGTCGCTCCAGTCTAGTTCTTCGATGATATCGGGAGACACTTCACACAGGTGTGAGAAGTAACGGATTTCGCTTTCTGATTCACTGATATCCGCTTTATCAACCATTAACCGATCGCGCACTTTAGGTCGTCTCATATTTAGTTCTGCATACTCATGCCCATCGACCGTAACAGGGAAAGTCAGTTTAATGATTTCAGTCATAGATTAAGCTCCGATTGTCTTGCGTAGGTTCGCCATATGATCAACGCCCGCGATTTCGCGGATATCGTTGTATAGGTCGATGTTGTAGATAACTTCGTTGTTAACTTCTAGCTTGTACTTTTGAACAGCATATTGAAGCGTCATTTTCGCTTCTTCGCCGTCTTTCCAGCTACCCATATCAACTTCTTTGAAGAAGCCGTGCAGAGTAACAACGACAGGCTCTGGCGCAGCACCTTGCTTCTGGATAGCGCCACGTGCAGTTAGGTTGATAGTTCTACCTGTACCACCCCAATCGCCAAGAAGCTTAAGTACATCAGCGTTGTATTCAAGTAACGTAATTGAACCCTCTAGCTTCTCTAGTTGACCAACATCTAACTCGATTGGCGCTTGGAAGCCTGAAGTTACTTCACGAGTTTTTACCGTCACTTTTGGTAGTGAAATTTCGTCTGCAACGCCAAGGTAACCCTTACCATCTACAAACAGCTTTGATTTCTTTAGGATTTTTGGAGACATTGCCATTATACGATTTCCTCTAGGTAGTTGTTAGTTAGAATGCTCTTGAATGTGATGTGCTCAGCTGGTGTTGGTGGAGTGAAATCAAAGCTGAAGTACACTTTACCCGCTTGAATGTTTTCAGGCGTATTTAGGTCTTCATCAGCCCAAATTTGACCACCTAAAATGGCACCTTGTGCTTTCAAGCTATCTAGATAAGCTTGAACACTTTCAGTTACATCTTTGATGTAAGTTGAAGTGATGTTGCGGTCAACAGCCCACATATGCGCACGAAGTAGCGAGTCATTGATCATGTCAGCTGTACGTACCACAGATAGGAAAGCCCATTTAGGATCCGTAGAGCATGTACGGTTACCCCATAGCTTGAAGCCATTTTGACGAATGATTGTTGACACTTCTTTTTCGTTTAGTAAGTTAGCACGTGCGTTTTTATCACCAAGCTGGAAGTCAACTGGACGAGCTGTACCTACAATGCCATTCATCGCAGTGTTACTTGGGCTCCACCAGAAACCACGGTCGTTATCTGACTTAGCAATCATACCCGCAACGCGAGCAGATGCTGGTTCGTTAACCAGTGCACCCTCTTTGAATACTTTTACGTGCGGGTCAACAACGAAGATACGACGTGATGAGCAGTCACCACGGTAAGTGATAGCGTCTGCATCGTTCGTATTTGGACCATCTGCAATGATAACTGCACGTAAACGCTCAGCAATGCCTACTAGTTCTGCAACAACAGGGTTTGCAGCACCAGAAGGACGTTGATGAGTATAGCCAGGAGCCACTAGGATACGCGGCGTAACACCTAATACAGACTCTGCGCCCAAGAATGCATATGCACCTTCGTAACCACCGTCAGCAGCAACGCCACCTTGGATGTTAGTCATAACTGCATTTTCATCAGCACCATCAACACGAACAACAACAACTACTGCGCCCGCTTGGTCAAAAATACCGTCAATTGCAGCAGGTAGTGTGCCCTCTGTTCCCAACAACGCAGCTTCAGCGCGTTTACCAGCAATTAAAACCGGTGTGTTAAGTGGAAATTTATCAGCATCTGCTGCCGGAGCAGTACCAATCAGACCGATTACTGAGCTTTTTACTGTTTTAATAGGGCGCGTGCCAGATTGCGCCTCGATGACTTCTACACCGTGTAGAAATTGCGACATAGATATCTCCTTTAAAGGTATGTCAATTAGCTAATAAAAAAGCCATGTAACGCATCCTGTTTTTACAAGTGCGTTAACATGGCTTAAGTTGAATTTATGTCTGCTTTATCAGAGCAGAGATAAGGATTTGAGAAGAGTTGAACAAAAAGTCAACTGTGATGCTTTAGAGCTTGATCCCCTCTATGGTGACAGGCTCATTATTTATGAGGTAAAGACCCTCAATCGTAATATCTAATTTGCCCTCGCCAGCTGGGTGTACAGATACACCCTCCAAGCGAAAGCGTGGTTCCCATTTATCTAATGCATTTGCAATAGACATGGTAATATCACCCACTAAATTGTGAGAAAATGGACTATCTAATAGTTCAAATAGGCCACAACCATAGTCACGTCGCATGACACGACTGCCCAGAGGTGTCGTGACAATATCGCGAATGCTTTGTTTCAGGTGCTCAACGCCACCTAAAGGTTTGCCTGTTTCGGCATTCATGCCAATCATTATTTATCCTCCGACGGTAAAACTCCCTACCCCAATAGCGATTTTAGCGCCACAATTGGTAGGGTCTCCAAGTCTTGCAACTGCTTTGCCCCCAATGGTAAATGAAGATGCACCCGCTGCAACAACCATCCCTGAATGCTTCACCTTAGGGTCAGGTATATAAACATGTTCACTCACACTGTCACCCACCCGTAATACTGGCACACCACCCACGGTAAACTTAGGTCCAGAAGCGGAAATAGTGCCAGGTGCAAACCCTGCGTGAACATCTGTAATCGCGCCATCGACTGAAATTGCAGGCATAACTCACCCCTCTTGTGCGCTAATATTCGCGCCATTTAGTTTGAGCGTTGCTGACGCACGAACATCGACATTACTGCCTGTTGCAGTTACAGCGACCGAGTCGCCTTTAAGATTCAGAGCGCCCGCGGCCACAATATCAATGTTGGCACTGCCGTTTACTGACACATTGTCACCGACGGTGACATCAGCAGTCCCCGTCACATCGACTTGTGCCGCACCACCGATGGTGACTGCTGCGTTGTTCACTACCTCAACATTCGCATCATTGCCCACTTTGATATTCGTATCGTTATGACACTCAACATTGATATCCCCACCGCTGTAAATATTGATTTTCGCTAGCGGGTCAGATTGAGGTATAAAAATATCATAGGCATGATTCTCTCGGTCATACTGAACTATGGCACCGTCTTGATAACGAGTACGCTGTACATGCTCTCTAGATTCAGGAGCCACAGCTTGCAACGCCTGAACTAAGCTTCCGCCAGCACTCGTTGCATCGGTAACATGGGTCATCTTATGATGAGGTTGTTGATGCGCATTCGCATATAAGCTTCCAAGTACAACACCTTGCGCAGTATCACCACATGGCGAGAGCACCATGACTTGCTCGCCCACTTCTGGTGCCTGCCATGTCATATCTTGGGCTGCCTGACTAGTGAGCCATGGCAGTTTCGCTGTCAGCCACTCCCCTATTCTCACTGTCACCCTAGCTAATTCGTAGTCCACCTCTTCCACCGTGCCCACGGAGATAAGCTTGGCAAAGCGATGCTGTAAATCAGATACAGCCAGTTCAGACTGCTGTCGATTAACTAACATATTTTCTCCTAAGCTGGTGTTGTGGTCTTGCTTATTAGCTTGTATTCGCCCCCTTTCGGGCCTAGATACACTTCTTTAACTTCTGGCCCGGCCGGATCGTCAGGGTATTCCACTTGGTAGTAAAATGCCCAATCCAACTGAGCTTTCGCAAGTGTTGTGCTAACCTGGTGACTGAATGTAAAATCACTTTTCTCAGCGATAAAGTGCTGCCAATAGGTGGGCATTTCGTCCACCATCACAAGTGCCTCACACTGACTTATCAATTGATCAAGTCTTTGCAACAGCTGTGCGTTATCGGCATCTTCCAACTCAATTTCTAGCTGCAGCTGCAACACTCTTCTATCGAGTGAATTTGGACTGAGGTTTTTGTTATACGACGGTCCATACGTCACGCCTTTGTCGGCGCCTTTTGCCTGCAGTTCACTGGCTTGACGTTCGCCTAGCAGCTTGACTGTCAGTTGGGCTTGCTGCGTCAGATCTGGGTAGGGCTGTGTGGCTTTTAACAGCCCCACTTGTGCCACCCCTTGAAGTCCAGATGATAAGCATTCAAGCACCTTATTAATTAAGGTACATCTTTGCATGAGGTTAATTACTCTTTAAAGTTAAAACTTGTGATGGTTGTGACTCGTGGGAAGCAAGTGAGTCGAGAAGGACGAAATGCCCGAACAGGTTACCCAGGAAATGGAAAACGCGCTTTTATCTCCGCAACTTTTTCCAGCCAAGCTTGTTTCGTTGAGTCTGTTTGGTCATACTGCCACTCCATGAATAGCGGATCAGACTCTAAGATATAAGCCATTCGACGCGCTTCCAACGCCTCTCCTTGAGAGTATTCAAAAGTCAGCTCATCCACAGGAATGTCAATTTCGTTCACTGCGAGAAACTGTGCAACTTGCGCAGAGTTCAAAGCTTCACCGATTGATGCAATCAAGGTGTCATTATGTTTAATTTGCATAGCATTAATTCCTTATTACATCACTTGATTAAGGCGTCAACTCAGCACGCAATTGCGAAATAGCGGACGATACATCAGCTGGACGAGCAAATTCTGGATAAACGCCCCAACCCGCCTTTTCGAAATCGACATAACCACTGACCGTTCCGAATAAACAAATCAGCGCTTCACCTTCTTCCAGTAATGAGGTAGACAAAGCAAGCTTCGTATGCGGTGCATAAAAAGGCTTAGCTGTATTGTCTGCTTTTTGGCGATAACCCAGTAATTGCCAGCCATTATTGAAACTCTTCACCGGTTGCATGGAACCTTCAACCGTGCCTGATAACAACTTAAAATAGCACCCACTGGTTATTGCCCCCTGCTGATACCGAGTATTCCAGTTGTTATCGAGCCTCGCCGGATGATTAACGTTACTTCGCTTCCATTTAATTCTTAAGATATGAAAGCCACCGTTTACATAGCCATTGTAAACATTGCTGCGAAAATCTCGTGCAATGCCATTGCCAGTGTGATCCGTATCATTCGCAGCCGCCGCATAAATAGTGGCCTCTTTGATAACTTCGAATCTTTCTAAACCAATAGTGGTGAACCCTTTGATTGCAGTGCCGCTATCATTAGGCTCCATTTGCTGGTTTTTGCTCATCAAAATATGAGATAGCTCAGCGCGGGCACCACCCATATAATTATCGAATTTAGTTTCTGCAGACTGAATAGCTGCGTTAAGTACACCTAAATGTGCGTTAACCGTTTCACTCATCGCATTTGCTCGCGCCGCGACGTGGGTGAGCCTTTCAGTTATGCTCATATTGTCTTCAGACATGATAATTCCTGCCGTTTATTGGCTTTACAAAATAGTAAAGCCACATCATGATTCGTGTTTACTCAGCTAAAATTGGCCAAGTCACCTCTTGGGGGCTTGCAAAACGCTCAGGTAAATCACGTAGAGCTTGGCGATAAGTTGCCAATTCCGTAGGTACAGCTTGCGATGCTTCTAAGGCTCTAAGTACCTTTAAGTCCGATGCTGCCAACAAATTATCTCGTTGCGAGCGCACAGTTACCCAAGTGATGTCCTGACCGTGCTGCTCAGTTTCGATATTATTACTCATAGGTTATTGCTCCCAAGTTGGCGCAGTTTGAGTAACCCTGTCAGCACAAGGTCGACCGTTTACTGAGCTGTATTCACATTTAGCCATGAATGCGCGACCTGAGCCACAATGAGGACGCGTGTCTACCTTCAGAGTCACTCGCGCACGGCCTTTACCATAGCCCTTGTTGATCTGTCTAAAGAACACAGTTAGGGTTTTTCCTACATCCGCAGAAGTAATTGGTATTTCACGAGGCTCTTCACCAGGTTCTGAGATATATATTGAAATGGCTGTTTCGTGCATGATTTTCTTCACTTCAATTTGTGCAGAAACGCAATCATGTGAAGACGTACCATTGATGACGATGTGGTCAACATACGAAGCCATACCTCTATGTGACATGACAAAGTCACAGTTAAAAGTGTCTCCATCCGAACCAAAGTGATCTCCAATATTTTGGGCATCAAATTCGACTAGATTGACGTAATAAGGAGGCTGTGGATTAGCACAGGTGCGGTAACTAGAGTCAGGACCATCCGACGCTGCAGTATATCCTCCAGAGTTCAAGCTTGATTTGAAGGAAAAGCGCTTTGTTAGTCCTTCCTTGTAGACATCAACACCATTGATTGTCTCCACAATGCCATTTTTTAGGTTTGTAAAATGCGTATTCAAGTCACTTTTTGCTTGTATGACTTTAGTATCTACTTCTGTAGATTTGGCGTTTAACGTAGAGTTAATATTGTCAATTTGACCTTGAACTGTGTTGCAAAGCGCATTTGAGCGTGTAACTACAGCAGCTAATTGTTCCGTAATTGTTGTATGTTCGTTTGACATGGTTTCTCTCTAATTTATGACTGTGCGTTTTCTAAAGCGAGCAATCTAAGCTCTTGGTTTAATTGACGGTGCATTGTGTCTAGTTGCACTAAAGTAATATCTGCAAGCTCGTTATCTAACAGCATGTTGAAGTTATCTACACCAGGTTTTACTTCAACGCTGTTAGAAGGTAATTGCGCAAGACTCAATGTGACACTTTGTAAAATCTTTACGTCCGGAGTTCTATAACCTAACGTGCGGTTTGGCTCAGAATACACACCCAATAAAATTAAGTTGTTATCACTGCCCACTGGCTCGTCGATTTGAATAAAAACGCCAACTTCTCTAATTGCATATTCAGGGGCTGAAATCTTTTTATCGAACAGGGCCACAACCGTAACTTGATGGTTTTCATCCGTCTCATAGTTATCATCACGAATGGGCTGAAGTTCTTTAAGATTATGCAAGCTCGTTTGCGTTTGAGTTGGTGTATAGCTTGCGTCACCAAACGCCATATGGCTTATTTGCGCTTTTTTACCATTGGCTTTTGCCGCCAATAAAGCATCTAAGCCTACCTGGGTAAACTGCAGCGTTAATGCAGACATTAAGCAGCTCCTTGTAAGTTAAAATGTTGATAAATTATTTGCCGCGTAACGTTCACTAAATACTCATTCCCAGTGCCGTTACTCGGTAAAATCCCTTGTCCTGCAACACTGATATGTGTTGCTTGTGCGCTATGCACAGCGCCACTCACACAATAAACTTTGTGCACTCCCTCTGGTTTCACACCATTGGCCGCAACGGTGTAATGACCGGATTGATGTGAATTTGTCGCACCACAAACCGAACTAACGCCTGTGGGCTTTGGGGGTAGAACGCCCTTGCCTGATATGGCTAAAGAACCTGATTGGAAAGTTTCTGCGGCTCCGATTGGTACCGTATGTTGCTTTAACTTAGGTGGTTTAACACCAACTCCATTAGGCGCATCAATACGTTTAAAAACAGCGGAGGATACTGCGCCCACAACACCAACTTGCTCTGTAAATGCCAGCCCCAGTTGTACGTCAATGTGAATCGAGCCACGCTTTACTGACTCAACAATACGGCGGACACGTTTTAACATTTGGGGGGTCAGCATTCCTTGCTGATACTCATCCAAATTACTATTTATAAGCGCCCAAACTTGTACCGTGCCACGAGGTAATTCGTCGGGGTTTTCTCCCTGCCACCACTCTCTAATTTCCGTTTTAATATTGAGACTATCGAGCGCTTTTTGTAGAGCGAATGGTGTGCCTTTGACTTGGTGAACAGCAAATGCATCACTTATCACCTGTCGCTTAAGTTCTTCATTCCAACTTTCATCCCACTCATCAACGGATACCGACCATGCCAACCAGGGCAATAGTGGTGTAGGACAAAGAAACGGGTCCCAAAGACTTGAAATCAGTAGCCGAGCATCATTGAGCACGCAAGCAGATTTTAGCTGAGCCCTTTTTTGAGTATCTGATGCATTCGGCTCCCAATTTTCGATGGCAAGCTTCTCTGCTATTTCATTTAATTGTGCGTCATCACAAAACTCTGGGAAATCGATTAACGCAAGTAGATGCTTAGTTTGACTCTGTAATAACAGTTCAGGATTAATTAGTACCTCTGATGGAGACATGTAACATAACTTTGCCAACCAAACCAGTTGTGCATCGCTGCGAGAAGATAACCTCAGTAGTGAGATCAATAACTGGCGAACCGAATTATTTGGTACCAACACATCACTTAATGCTTTCGTCAGTATGGAGGCATTTGAAGGCAGTAACTTATTCATAGACATTTTCCATCGTTACTGTCACAGACTCACAATATGGTGCTTCTGTTGGTAAAACGAGGACATCGCTCGCAGGGCTTATCAGCGTCACATCTTCAACACCAGATTGATGCAGTGCCGCATAAATACCTGCTCGAGTAACTTTTTTACCAAGATATTGTCTAGATTTACAATATTCCAACACAGCTTGCTTAGCTGTCGTTACTAGCGTCTCACCTGAAGGACCATATAAAATTGACAACTCTGCCTGTACCGAAAACGGTTTAATATGCGCCTTGTTGACGACTACCCGGTCACCTAAAGGCCTTACTTTAGAGGCTACTTCGTCGACTTTGGGTTGCGCTCTTCCTTGAGCCGCAAAATACTTCTGAACAGATTCAATTAATGCATCGCTCGCATAACCATTGCCAACATGGCTTAATATGGTTAGTACAATGTCACACGGCTCTGGACTATGTACTGCCACATCTTTAATCTCAGCGTCACAAGACATCGTGTGATAGATATATGACTCACTACTTCCCGCCGTATTCAACCCATCAAAGGCCAATTGAATGCGTTGCTTAAATGCAGTATCGGATTCATTTGGCTGCGTTTTTCGCGTTATATTGTATCTAGCAGCGATCGCGTCTAAATCATGCCCTTGCGCTGAAGCTAGCATGTTTCCTTTCACAGCATCATTGACATTCTGCGCTTGTAAAATTTGTTGATAAGCTAAAGTCTGCAGTAGCATTGCCACCGGATCACTTTCCAGTGAAAGTGCAGCTTCATATTGCGGATTGTCTTGCAAAAACTGCGCTTTTAATTGCTCATATAAAACTTCAAAATCGAGCGATTTAATTAAATCAGGAACAGGTACTTGAGATAAGTCCAATTTAGTGAAACCACTCAT